TCTCAAGATCTATTATGGCGGCTCAGCGGCGCAGACACCCATTGATCTTGGCGCCAACTTCCCATCAGGGAATTTGTCTACCGATTTTTACGAACTGGCGCTGTTTGCGCCGCCTGATACGCAAGTGATCTATTACCAAGTGACGCGCGTGAACACCGGCCATGTGGCCATCGGCACATTGTCAGGCGCTGTGGGCACTGTCATTCCCGCTGCAACCACATTCCTGGGCCCCGTGGCCTGGCGCGCCAATGGCGCAACAGCGCTGGCCGTGGGGCTTGATGTGGTGCAGTGGTATGTCGAAACGGACAATTGAGGGCATGAGACTTTCAGCTGATTTTTGCTGAATATCTCATGGTGAGATTATCCAAGTGATTGAAAGCATTATGCTTCAAGATAACTCTTAATCAGCGGGTCGCAGGTTCGAATCCTGCATCGCCCACCATCCTTTCAATGACTTGCGCAAAACAGAATGAGAACATGAGACGAAGTCCGAGCGTCTCACGTCTCATGTGAGACGGCGGCTGTTTTGGGATTGTTCCGGCCGTGCCGCTCATAATGGCCATTCACGCTTGATGTTGTATGGCGTGTAAATGGCGGTGCCATTGATTTCTGTCTTTCCCGTGGCCTGCGATGTGATCAAGCCACGTCCATCAGCAAGACTCAGAAGCTTAGTCAGTTCTTCCTTGTTGGCCATCACTATGCCAGCGATGGGTTGAAGATTATGACGCTGCAAAGTGTGGTTCAGCTTGAAAATCTGATCAGCGATTTCGTGCAAGGGATAGGCCATGGGATTTGCCAACTTCATGATCATTTTCCCTTCTCCCATGTTGAGACGATGGCGGAGACAGCGGCATCGCCATCTGTGACGGTGGGGCCGGTGTAGTGTTTTTCTTCCATGGCTTCGGCTGTGGCGGCGTGGCCTGAGAGTTTGCGGCGCTTGTCGAATTCAGCGCCGCCCTGCTTGGCCCAGTGCAGGCCCACGTCACGCAGGTCACGGTCCTGCAAGCCTTGCAAGTCCGGGCAGTCCACGGCCGCCAGCTTGACCAGGCGGGTGAACTCATGGCTGTAGGCCGAGGCCGCCCAGGGCACTTGCCGCTGTTCATCTATCACCACATGCGGCCATTGCACCGTGTGGGCCTCGCGGCGCTGGCGGGCAGCGGCCAAGCGGCCGGCAAGGTCTGCCACCACGGCGAACGACACATGCTTGCCGCGCTTCGACTGGCGCAGCTGGATGCGGCCGCCGCTGATGTGGCCGCCCTCCAGCGCCAGCCGTTCCGTCTGCCGCTGGCAGGACAGCACGGCGAGCAGCACCATGTCGCCCAGTTCCGGGCGCCTGTTGGCATCGCAGGTGGCCATGAGGTGGCGAATGTGCTGTGGCGTCTGGTGGCGCACGCGGCCTTCCGGCATGTCCATGTCCAGCATGAGGAAGGGATTTTGATGCGCCTTGCCTTTCTTGCGCGCCCAGTTCCAGGCCATGCGCAACAGCGCCATGACGGCGCGCGCCTGGTGCAGGCCTTTTTCGGCATAGAGGCGTTCATAGAGATCAAAGGCAATCACCGTGTTGATGGCCAGCACCGGCGACACCCAGATATCGGCATCGAACTTCTGCAGGGCGGTGGCGCTTTTCTTGTAAGAGGTGATGGTGGCGGGCGCCAGCACCTTGACATTGGTGGCCTGCTGTTTCTGGAACTTGGGCCGCTCAAAAGTGTCCTGCATCAGATCCGCCACGCGATAGAAGGAGGACTGCTTTGCACGCGGCAGGCGCTTGCCCGCCACCTGCAGGGCGGCGCGCCGCGCAATGTCGGCCTGCAGGTCGGTCTGGAAGGCCTGCACATCAGCCAGATCCATCCATGTGCCATCCGGCGCTTTCAGATCCCGGCCGGTGAAGCCCAGGGCGCGCAGGCGCGGGCCTGGCACAAAGCGCGGGCGGCCGTCACGCCAGACGCAATGCTGCAATTTGATGGTGATGGTGGCTGCTGCCATGGGTCGCTCTCCCGTGGGTGGAAACTATAAGGTTAGGCGCTTGCCGCTTCGGCCTGCAATGGCGTTTCGCGGCCGCTGTTGACAACCGCGCACTCATCCAGCGGGAAGAAATCCACCTGGTCATAGATGAAGGGTTCCGCCACTTGCCCGGCGCGGCGCTGCCAGGAGCGGAAATCAAACGACACAAAGGCTGGTGCGCCGGTCAAAGGCGTGTCGAAATCCTTGTAGACCTTGAGGTGATTGCACAGCCGGATGATCATGCGCGGGCGGCCTGTCAGGAGCGCTTGGGTTGATGCGAGGAAATATAATCCTGCACCATTCCCGCTGCATTGAAGGTGACAAGCGTGAAGCGCATGTGGTGCGGCAACAGCTTGCCGATGGTGACAGCCAAGGCCTGCAGCAGCGGCAGGTGCGCCCGGTCTGGCAGGATGGCTGGTGATTGTGTGCGGCGTGTTTCGCGCGACATGTTTTCGTCTCTCATGTGAGGTTGGTTTTGGTGTCGATAGACAGACTTCGGAATGGCTCGATGCCATTCCGAAGTATTCCCCTGTTCAGCCGGAGCCGTCGCCGGAGCCGTCGCCGGAGCCGGAGCCGTAGCCGTAGCCGGAGCCGTAGCCGTCGCCGTAGCCGTCGCTGTAGCCGGAGCCGTAGCCGTCGCTGTAGCCGGAGCCGTAGCCGTCGCCGGAGCCGTCGCCGGAGCCGTCGCCGGAGCCGTAGCCGTCGCCGGAGCCGTCGCCGGAGCCGTCGCCGGAGCCGTAGCCGTAGCCGGAGCCGTAGCCGTCGCCGGTCTTGGTGCTTACGCCGCCCATGTGGCGCTCTCGATGATGCCAGCGGCTTCTGCCGTGCAGTCGATGATCTCGATGGCTTCCGTCAGCACGATGGAGACGGGTGCGCCGATCTTGCTTTTCTTCACGTCAAGGCCTGATGTGGCAATCTCGCTCAAGGTCCAGGCCCCGAACCAGCGCCAGAGGCGGCGGGATTTTTCCAGCTGCACTTCCTTGCCGTCACGGGCTTTCAGATAGCCAAAATGCGCGCCCGCAGATTGGGTGCGCACGATGACGGGTTTCAGTTGGTCTGACATAGGTGCTTCTCCTGTTGGGGTTGGTTTACGCAGTACAAATTCTTCAATGATGTGTGCCCGCGCCATGGCGGCCTGATGGGCGCTCCACAGTGCCCTGGTGGCGGGATCCTGCAGCATGTCAGGCGCTGCGCTTTTTCGGTGTCTCGCTGAACACGGCGCGGCCTGCGGCCGTGAGAACCAGCAGCGAACCCCAGGAACTGTTGACCGGCGCCAGCAGCTTGCGTTCCTGCAGCGCCCTGGCCTGGCGCATGGTGACGAACAGATGCGTCTTGCTGGCCCAGCCACCATTGACGCGGCGCAATGGCCCGTGGCTGGCTTGCGTGAGGACGTTGAGCAGGTTGGTGGAGAGCGGCCTCATGGCTCCACCCCCACACGCGCCAGTGCGCGAAGTGCTGCGGCCGGTGCCTCATTCATCTGGCGCAATGTGTCTGCACTGTAGAATGATGTGGCATGATTGATCTGATGCATCATGGCCTGATGCAGTCTCACCATGCCTGCCAGGGCATCGGCCAGCATGGTTTCCGCATCTTCGCCCAGGGCCATGTCGTGCAGATCATCCGTGTGCTGAATAGCCATCAGACTTTTCTCCTTTCGGCAATGCGCTGTTCAAGGTGTTGCTGGATCTGGAAGACGGATGCAGGCAGTGGGGGCGTACCTGCATCCGTCGCATGCGCCGGTGCATCACAGGGTAGCGCCTGCACCGGCTGCAGGGTTGCGTGGTGGCTGTTGATCCAGGCTTCGACGGCGGCGACAGACCAGCGCGCGCCCAGGCCCGGCACGCGGGTGGGAAAGCCCAGCCGCACCAGGCGCGGCAGGGCGGTGTCCAGGGCGCGCTCGCTGTTGAAGGCGAGTGCCGTCATCAATTCCTGCTTGGAAAAAACCAGTTTCACCGGCCTGCCCTCCACTGCAAATCAGTGGCGTGCAGGTTAATGACAAACGTCACATAGTCAAGTGACAATCACGCGACATTTGTCACACGTGAAACGACAGGGGTGTTTCACGGTCGCGCGCAGGTTGTTGTTCAGGCGGCGGCGCGCCTGCGGATGAGGTGCGTAACCACACCTTTGATGGTGACAGCGGCGTGATCTATGATGTGGGGCTGCAGCAGGCTTTCATCCGGGGTGACGGCGACGAGGCAGGGCGGCCTGTAGGAGCGGAACACGGTTTCGGCCACGCCCTTCTGCCAGTCCACCACTTGCGCACAGACCACATCACCGGGTTGCGGATGGGCGGCGAGATCGACAATCAGCACATCGCCCGGCCGGTAGCCCAGGCCTTCCAGGGCGCGTGAGCGCAGCACCCAGGCATCAGCGGTGTTCTTTTGGCCGATTGCGGCCGCAATAACGCCGTCTGACGCGCTTTCCTGCCCCGGCCGGTAGGGGACTGCCTCATTTTCGGCAAAGCCGCCTGTGTGGCCCTTGGCTTCGCCCAACGGTTTGGCAAAATTGCCCTGGCCGGTGAAGCCCAGGCCGGAGACGCTTTCCAGCTTGCGGATGGTGGAGAAGCGCAGCACGTGGCCCTCGCGGCCGCCCGCCATGAAGCGTGTGAGGGTGGAGTGATCGAGGCCAGCCCGGTTGGCCAGTTCGGTGATGGTCCAGCCGGTGCGATCAATGATGCGTTGCAGGAAATCGCGCTGGTCGGTGTCGATTGTCATGGTGGGCACAACCATGCCCCTGACACTTGTCTGTGTAACCGCGATACTCACCACTTGACAAATCACCAATGTCGCCTGTCTAAGGTGACAATCACATGATTATGCGGTGACAGTCAATGGACAAGCGGAAAGCCAAAATCACGCCCGCGCGGGCCAAGCGGCGCAAGCCCCTGGCCCCGGCGCGGCAGACTTTCGAGGACATGGAGAAGCGGCGGGCGCGGCTTGGCGTGTCGCTGGAACAATTGTGCAGGCGGGCCGATGTGTCGGCCTCGGCCGTGCACCGCTTGCGGGCCGACCCCGCGCGCACGCCGAATTTCCGCACCATCAACAAGCTGGTCAATGCGCTGCGCAGCTTTGAGGGCAGGAGCCTGTGATGCAACGCCTGGATGATTTCGACAAGTCACAAGAGGACGCCAGCACGGCAAGTGCGGCCTGGATCATCGCCCGGATGTTTCCGCCGCTGCAGATCAGCTTCAAGTGCTATGCGCGCAGCACCGTGGCGATCAATGCGCTTGCGGCCTTTGCGATGCACGGGAGTGCGCGCCATGGATAATGTTTTAAAAAAGGCGCGGGAGATCGCGCAGCGCATTCCCGTGTCAGCTGAGCAAGTGGTGCGCTATACGATTGCCTTCACCAACGCGCAGATGTGCATCATCACTGTCAATGAAGATGATGTGGACTATGATATTGAAGGCTTTGTGGTGCTGCGCGAGCGCGTGCCACGGCTCAAGCTCACCATCATTCCGTTTGCTGCCATCCAGTTTATTTGCGTCGAGATATTCGGATGAAGCCCACGGCCCAAACCATTCAGGCCATGCTGCCAGACCTGCGGCTGATCGAGGCCGAACTGGACAGGCTGGTGGCCGACAAGGCGCTGACACGCGAACAGACCTATGAGGCGCTGTGCAAGCTGTGGGACAGCCTGACGCATGATGGCCGTTCGGCCCTGCGCGAACTGATGTTCCTGCGCTTTGCGGGCATCCGCCTGCCGGTGGTGACCACATGAACCCGCTTGCCCCCTATCTCAGGGACAGTGCCGACATGCAGGCTGTTGAGCTGGTGGTGCCGCTGGACGATGCCGGAACCCTGCGCGTGGTGCGGCTGGATGAGCGCCAGGCGGTGATGATGATGGCCAAACTCTCCGGTTACATTGCGAGGCAATTGCATGCCCAACGTGCTGGCTGAGCCGCGCAACTATCAAAGCGGGCTGGTGGCCACGCTGGCCATTGACCGCGAGCGGCATTCGCATGTGCGCTATATCTATCACATGCTGGCCACGCTGTTTGCCGAGCGCACCGGCGTGGCCCCCGCCTATGTGTTGAGCCTGAAAGGCCGCGACACCCAGCGCACGCGCAGCAAGACCTGGCAGACGGCCAATGGCTGCCGCTACATGGCGGTTTATCTGCTGCACACGCATTTCTGCGTGCCCTATGCCGACATTGAGGCGGTGACCGACATTCAGCGCGGGCACATCAGCCGCATTGTGCAGACGGTGGAGGATGAACGCGAGAACCCGCGCTTCCAGCGCTACCTCAGCCTGATTGAAAGCATTCTCAATGGCTGACACGCGCGTGCCCGACTTCAAGGAAGTGAAGGCGGAACTCCTACGCCGCATCGAACGGCTGGCGCGTGAATGCGCGCCGGGCGGCCACAAGAACAATGGCTATTATTTCGCGCTCAATCCCACGCGCGCCGACAAGCGCATCGGCTCGTTCTATATCAAGCTCTCCGGCCATGCCACGGGCGCCTGGGAAGACCGCGCCACCGGCGACAAGGGCGATGTGATTGACTACGTGACGTATTGCATGGGGCTTTCTGACCGCAAGGCCACGCTGCACTGGTGCCTGGACTGGCTGGGCTGGCGCGCCGGGATTGACCGCAAGACGCTGGAAACCAAACGCAAGGACGACCGTTACCTGGCCGACCAGGATGATCGCCTGCAGCGCGAGGAACTGGCGACGAAGCGGCGCAAGGCCAAGGCCTGGTGGCTGGCGGCCCAGCCCACCATTGAGGGCACGCTGGCTGAAACCTATCTGCGCTTTCGCGGCGTGGAGATTGCGCGGCTTGCGCACCCGCCGCGCGCCTTGCGCTTTCTGCCCAAGGCTGAACACCGCGACAGGGATGGCGTGATCACCGACTGGCCCTGCCTGATTGCGGCGATGACCGATGCGGCAGGGCAGATCATTGCCGTGCATCGCACCTTTCTGGCGGCGGATGGACGGGGCAAGGCCCCGGTGGAGCCACAGAAAAAAATCTGGCCGCATGGCTGGCAAGGTGCCGTGATCCGCCTGGCCAAGGGCGCAGGCAAGCTGGCGCCGGAAGAAGCAGTGAAGCGCAATCCGGTTGAGGCGCTGCCGCTGCTCATCGCCGAAGGCATTGAAAATGGTTTGAGCCTGGCCCTGGCCTGCCCGGACTATCGCGTGTGGGCGGCTGGCACCCTGGGCAACATTGCCCAAGTGCCGGTTGATCACCCTTGTGTGTCGCGTGTGATTGTTTTTGCTGACAATGACGCGGGCGAACATGCCCGCAGCCAGCTGGACAAGGCCGTGGCGGCTTTGCGTTGCAAGCGCCCGGTGACCGTGGCCCGCAGCTTTGCGGGCAAGGATGCCAATGATTTTTTGAGAGGTATATCATGATCACGTCCAAAACCCATGCGGCGCAACTCGCCGTGCGCATTGCCCAGCAGGCCTTCGCGGATGATGCAGAGGAAGCCTTGCAGTTCCACGACTGGGCCACGCCCCAGGCGCAAGAGCTGTTTGATGAAGTGGTGCAGCACCGGCTCAGTGCGGAAAGCTTTTACCTGCACCAGCAGGGCAAGGGCACCTTCAACCCTGATCTGCCCTATGCGGAACGTGCGGCTGATGTGAAACTGTGCTTCACGCTGTTCACTGTATCGGTGCCCATCCTCAATGCGCTGATCGAAGCGCCTGCAGCGGCCGCGCCTACACTTGCTGCATCATCCTATGAAACACTCATTGAAGAGGATGACCATGAGAAAACCATTTATGCCACACATGACTGGGGCCGGGCGGCGCAGGTTGCGGACGAGGCAGGCGCTGAACAGGCAGCGGACCCCATCCAGCCCGGAACAGACGCAGGAGGAAATGGTCCTGAAGATGGCAGCGTTCGAGCACTGGATGCTGATGAACCCGGTCACGTGTCTGCAAATATTGCGGGCCACGCCGCTGTTCCAGAAAACCCACTGCCTGACAAGCCGGTGATCCTGGCCAGGCCCGACACGGAACGGGCCGGTGAAGGCGGGGATGTGGTGGACGAAGACGAGGAGGCCAGCGAAGGCGGCAGCGTGGATGGCGATGAAGCAAACCCCGCCGTGACTGACAGCCGCAAATCCAAGCGCCGCAAATAGCAGGAGAGCAGGGCGGCCGTTTCTCCCCGGCCGCCCCATGCCCATTGATGATCAAGCCCAACACCACGCTGGCCGATGAAGGCGCAGACGGCCTGGCCGCTGCCATTGCCGAAGCCGAACAGGACAACAGCGCCTGGCTGAAAAAGCTGGCGGCGCGCGATCCCGTGCCGGGCGACGAGCGCGAAGGCACGCGCGCCGGTGAATGGGATGCCGACGACATTGGCCTGCCGCCCGATTGCCCTGTCATCCCCCTGGGGGTTGACGGCAAGACCTATTGGTTTCTCGACACGCTGGGCCAGCTGAACGACATGGCGTCGAAAGATTTCTCGCAGAACAACATCAACGCGCTGTTCATGGGGCGGCACCTCTATCTCTATTGGGCGTGGCCGAGGAAAGACAAGGATGGCGCCGTGGTGGCCTGGCGCGCCGAAAAAGTGCGCGAAACCCTGATGGCGGCCTGTGCCCACAAGGGGCCCTGGGATGCCGTGGAACGGGCACGCGGGCGTGGCGCCTGGCTGATGAGTGATGGCTCGCTGGCCGTGCATTGCGGCACGCAGCTTTATGCGCAGGGGCACACGCAAGGCTTGGGCGAATATGATGGCGATGTGTACATGACGCGGCCGCCCGTGATGCACCCGTGGCCGAAGCCCATGGGGCTGTCCGGTGGACCCGCCGTCAAACTCCATGCGCTGCTCAAGACCTTCAACTGGGAACGGCCGGACATGGACCCGGTGCTGTTCATGGGCTGGATTGGCGCTGCGATGATTGGCGGGGCGCTGCCCTGGCGGCCCGCCATCTACATGACCGGCGACAAGGCCACGGGCAAATCCACCCTGCAGAAAATCATGAAAATGATTTTCGGCAACATGCTGATCAAGGCGGCCGACACAACGGCGGCCGGCATTTACCAGAACCTGCGCAGTGACAGCCTGCCGGTTGCCGTGGATGAACTGGAAGGCAAGGCCGACAACCGCAAGGCCAAGGCCATTCTGGAACTGGCACGGCTGGCGGCCTCTGGTGACCTGATGCTGCGCGGCGGCAGTGAACACAAGGGCACGCAATTCAATGCGCGCTCGTGCTTTGCGTTTTCCTCGATCAATTCACCGCCGCTTGAACCGCAGGACCTGTCACGCATGGCGCTGCTGCGCTTGCGGCGCTTGCCGCAAGGCTCCACGCCGCCCGACCTCGACCAGCCGAAACTGGCCCGCATGGGGCGCATGATCATGCGGCAGATGATTGATGGCTGGCCGCGCTTCACATCAACCTGGAATTTCTATCGCGCGGCGCTCTCACGCGCCGGCCATGACAGCCGTGGCCAGGACACCTTCGGCACGCTTCTGGCCTGTGCCGACCTGCTGATCGGCAATGATGCCGGCGAATTGCAATTGCCCATGCAGGCGCTGGCCGAGGATGGCAAGTACTGGGCTGACCTGTTTGAAGCCCGCCACATGGTGGAATATGAGGATGCGGAAGAAAACTGGCGCCTGTGCCTCAATCACGTGCTGTCAGCGCCGATTGAAGCCTGGAAGGGTGGCGGCCAGCAAACCATGGGCGAGGTGCTGGAACGCCTGTGGCATGGCAAGATGGATTTCGATGAAGCGCGTGCCCTGTCACAGAAAACCGGGCTGACGCTGCTCAAGCCCACGCTCACCGCGCAGCACATGGAATTGTTCATTCCCAACAACCACACGCTGCTGACCAAGCTGTTCTTCGGCTCGAAATGGCAAGGCGAACTGGGCGCAGGTGTATGGAGCGGCGCGCTCAGGCAGGCGCCACAGGACACCTATCGCGTGGCGCAAGGCTGGGTGACAGGCGTGAAGGCAAAAGGCACGGCCTTCAAACTCGAAACAGTGCTGAACCGCGTGGCGCCGCTGCCGGTGGCCACGCCTGCAGAGGACATGAGGCTATGATGGAACAGGAATTCATTGAAATGGCACGGCGCTGCCTGATGGAAATCAAACAGCTGCGCCAAGAGGTGGAGACGTTGCGGCCGCGTGCCAGGGCCTATGACGACATGAGCAAAATGCTGGCCGTGCTGGTGCCGCAACAGCCACAGGGCTACGGCGAGGATGTGGCGTGGATCCTCGAACGGCGCATCCGTGAGGTGGAGAATGATATTGCCGCCAGCAAGAATGAGAAGAAGGCCAATGACGCAAAAGTGAAAGTGCCGGAGGTGATACTCACGCACATCGCAGATCAGCTGGATGCTCCACATGGATAGGCTGCCAGATGTAATGCTGCTTATTTTACTGGGCGGTGCCATTGTCCTGTTCATCAACGTGGCAGTTGCGATTTGGATGAGCCGCCATGGATAACCCGACACTGACCCAGCTTGTAAAATGCCACAGCGCCGTGCAACGGCTGATGATGGTTTCCGAAGAACATAATTTGTCTTCCTGGTCGAGGGACACATCATACCTGTTCAATGCCATGTTCATCAAAGCCATCGAATGCGTGCTGATGACGCCACGGCCCATTGCTGCCATCGACCCACGAGACGGACCTGTGCTGGGCTTCAGGGGCAAGCAGGTGCTGGGCGTTCACGTATACGACTATGCAAAGAAAATGTGGGTTGTGTCGGCCGACCAGACGCAATCCCACATCACCCACGGCATTCCCCTTCACTTCATTCCCACACCGGAGGTTTGACGATGACCTATGATTTTTTGCTCGACATGAGCAGCCCGACTTTCGCTGACGATCTGCGCGAAGCCATTGGCGTCAAACCCGGTGAAACGCTGCAGATCATGACGCCGCAGTTTGAGCGTGAAGATGGTCTTGTGGTTCCAGTCCCGCTCCTCGATTTCAATCGCATTGCTGAATTTTCAGATGAAACATTGAAGGCCATCGGTTGCCGCGCGTGGGATGAGCCAGACCAGAATGGTGATGTACTCTGGCTGTTTCCTTACCAGTGGTACAACCACATTCCAGATGGCCTCATGGTGCATGGCATCAGCAATGACTTCTACGCCTTCAAGCGTGGCGAAACTGACGATGACATGCGTTATGGCGTCTTGGCATACGGCTTCAAGAAGCGCGCCACCGTCTCACAAAAGGAGATTGACACATGACCACGACTGAAAAAGAACGCCTGCCACTTGACGAGTTCACCCGCCGCTTTGTGGCGCATGCAATTGCCTATGCGGGCTTCACCACGTTCAAGGATGGCAGCAGCGTGAGCGCCTATGCCGCCACAGCTGCCAAAACCTATTGGGACGAACAGCACCAAAACGGCGAAAGCCCGGAAGCGTGCGCCGAGGCCGATGTGGCGGAATGGGAGTTCTGATGATGCCCATCCGCATTCAACGCAAGCGCAGCAAAGGCTGGAAGATGCCGCCTGATACGGTCTATGTGGGGCGCGGCAGCACGTGGGAAAATCCTTATTTTGTCGATGCCAAATCGACAGATTGGTTTGCATGCCAGTCCCCACCTGAAGCCGTGAAAAGATTTCGTGAGTACCTGTTGGAACCAACCTGTGCCGGCGTTAAGCAATTTAAAAAATTGAAGCGGCTACGCGGTAAGAACCTGGTCTGCTGGTGCCCGCTGGACCAGCCCTGCCATGCCGATGTGCTGCTGGAACTGGCGAACACTGCATGAGCCATCACATCACACTGCCACCCGCATGGCGGCGCGTGGTGGAGGCGGAAGCGCTGATGCGTGAGGCGCTTCTCAGCCGATCTGTTGCGTGGGTGCTGACCTATGCGCCATCGCGCCCTGCCGCACGCAAAGAAGAGTGGCCAGACAACCAGGCACGCTGATGGCAGAGCATTTCTTTGGCAACTCAAAGCCGAAAACCACCACAACGGCCGCCCTGCTGACCGATCCGGTTTTCATGCGTGGCTATGACGAGGTGTGGCAGGGTTTGCCGTTCAACCCGGACCACATTGCCAGGGAAACAGGATGCCGCTGGGCTTATGAGCGCGGCCGCCAGTTTGCCGTGCTGCAGATGGCCGTGACGCGCTATCAAAAGTTTCAGCTGGTGAAACCGTGCAGCAGGGACCATCCGGAAGGCTGCAACAGCTATGCAATCGACCTGTGGCAAAAGTGGCGGCGGGCGGGCTGGCTGTTTTGATGGCGCTGTCAGATCCACCACGACCACAAGGCGAGGCCACCAAAAACGCCAAGGGCTATGGTGGCGGCCGTGCCAAGCGCTTTAGCCAGAGGCGGCCGCACTGGATGCTGCCAGGCAGAGCTACTGTGGTCCTTGATTTTGCCGCGGTGATGCCAGAGCCACGACAAGGCAACCCCTGCGATGAGAAGGGCAAAGAAGCCGCCTATCAGAAGCAGCAGCTCGATGTTCTGTTCGTGCACTGTGGTGCCGCCGGCAAAGGTGACGCGGGACGGCATGAGTGGCGTTTCATAGATGAAGCTGCCGCCATCGGGGGTGATCTGGCGTTCCCGCGCATAAATTTGGCGGAGCAGGTCCGTTTGCTGCACTGCCAATTCCGTGCTGCTTTCCGCCGTAGCCTGGGGACAATTGTCAAAGGTACAAACTATGGCAGCTTGAGCTGTCTCAACAGAAACCAATTCTGCGCAGAGCTTTTGAAGAAAGGCATCCTTTGGCAATATGCAGGATTGTGGCGCTGCCATGTGTCGACCCGTTTTGACTTTGGTAACCATCTTGTACTATAAGGGCGGCGTGGCTGAAAACCACCAATCACGAACCGGACACCCGCCCCGAAAGTTATGCGGTATTTTTTATGCCGATTTATGGCGGGGGTGCGACGGATAAGGCGAAAGCCCCAAGAAGTCCGCCTGTGTTCGTGCAGGTTTTCAACCCCCGCCACCAGCGGCACCTGAATTGTGCCGCGCGTGGTGCCCGTCAACCTTCACGAACAGGTGTCACCATGACCCATGCCCTTGCCCAAACCCACCCTCAGCGCAGGGACTTCCTGCGCTTTGATTACCGCTGCCCCAAATGCCGGTCAGCCAGCGTCTGCCACGATGCCAGCGCCATCTGGGATGCCAGCCTGCAGCGCTTCGTGCTGGTGGATGTGAACGACCACTGCAGCTGCAATGATTGCGGCCATGCCGATGACAGCGGCCACAGTTTTTTCATCAAGCTGGAGGGCTGAGCCATGAACGCTGTTACCCCCTTTATTTTTGAAGATCAGTTGGTCAGAACCGTGTCGCGCGAAAATGCACCGTGGTTTGTTGGCCGTGATGTTTGTCATGTGCTGGACATCAAAAACGAGAGCCATGCACTTGCCCGGCTGGATGATGACGAAAGAGCTGAGGTCGCGATTAGCGACCCCAGCGGCAGCAAAAAGGCAATCATCGTCTCCGAACCGGGTGTATTCCGGCTCATTTTCACCTCCCGCAAGCCGGAAGCTGAGCGGTTCAAGCGCTGGCTGGCGCATGAGGTGCTGCCCAGTCTGCGCCGCAGTGGCCGCTTTGAAACGGCGGCCGACGAACCCCAGCCCATCACCGGCGAGGCAGTGCCCATCCTCACCGCCAAGCTGGCCCTGGTGCGCGAGGCGCGGCATCTGTTCGGCCATGCCAGGGCCCGTTCGCTGTGGTCCGAAATCGGCCTGCCCATCCCTGACATGCAGCCAGACGGCGGCCAAGAGGAAGCCCGCGCCTGCCTGGAGGAAATCCTGGCGCAGAAGCCCGCAGGCTCGTCCTGGTTCATCCGCGAGGCGCTGGAAGCCGCCCTGAACGACGATGAACAGGCGCAGGCCATGCTGGCGGCCCATGGCCTCAGGATTGCGCGTGAACCAGCGGAAGGTTTTCTGGTGGCCAATGCGCACCACTGGCTTGAAAGTGTGTTCTCCGGCAGCAAATGGGACTATGGCCGCTGGCGCCGGGTGCTGCGCCGCCTGCGGGGTGCAGCGGTGGCCGCAAAGCAGCGCTATGGCAGCGTGGAAGCGCGTGGAACCTATATTCCAGCCCGCTTTCTCGATGATCCGCCGCTGATCTGATCAATCCTCATCACGCCCCGCACCCGGCCAGCCACATGCTGCGCCGGGCGTTTTTTCTTGCAAACCCTCGAACCCGATTGGCCGGGTTTGTCGGAACACCCCGGCCCCGGCCCGTAAGGTGCGTTGCAAGTAACTTCTAAGCTGCGCCTTGGCGGTTGGGGGCGGAACGGTGGAACCGCCGGAGCAGATCAGCGGTTCCGGAACCAAAGACCGGGAAACACTAGACAAAATGGCAAAACGGAACGGTGGAACGGTGGAACCGCACAGGCCCTTATGTGTGCATACGCGCGCGCGCGCATGTGGAGATATGTGGTTCCATCGTTCCACCGTTCCGGATGGATATAATAAGAGGCAAGAACAGCCACTTAGCCCGGAACCGCACCGGAACCGTCCGGAACCGGATAAAATAGGGGGCGGATATGGCTGATCAAACCGGCCTGCAGGCCGCGCTTGGGGCGCGCGTGGCGGCGGCTGAAATTCCGGGCGCTGATGCCGAGCAACTGGACCTGATGGATCCCGTGGCGCAGCTGCCCTTGCTCGGTGATGTGGTGATCGACGGCAAGCGCACCACGCCCGGCAGGCCAAAGGGCGCCATGAACAAGGCCACCAAGGAACTGGCCGATTATGTGTTGAGCCATCACCGGCACCCGGTGATTGCGGCCGCGCAAATCTGCGACATGCCGCTGGCCGTGCTGCGCGATGCGCTTAGGTGCGACATGCTGGATGCTGCCAAATACCAGCAATCGTGCCGCGAGTTTGTGGCCCGCTACACGCTGCAGGCCATGCCGCAATCCGTCCAGGTGGACATGGGCACCGTGGGCAAGCTGTTCGTGGTCAACCTCAATGCGCCGCGCGCGGGTGAGACGGGCGAGGCCAACCCCTTTGCGCTTGACCTTGTGCCGGTTGAACAAAATCAATCACTTAGCGCTGATGAAAAGGCCGCGTCTCATGAGTAGCCGTCTCACGCAAGGTGAATATGTTGACAAGTCAATGACTTGCGCCACTGGTGCAGCTGATAGAAAATCAGCTGCGAAGCCTCATGGCCTGCATGGCGCGCATGAGGGGGGTGGCCTCAATTCCACCCATGCGCCCATGTGGGGGGTGTCCCCGAAATCGCGTTCCCTCCCTTATGAGGCCAGTTGGCGCGCGGGTTTTGCCGGTTCAAATCCTTCCCGCCCTTCTGCTGCCAGTCGTAAAAAAAACGATTTGAGATGCCGGGCGCGGGACGGGCACGGGGCGCGGGCCTCGCATGGTTGGGCTGGGGACCGGCCATGAGTTTCAACGTCCAGACCTACCGGCCGCCTGGGCCTGTTGCAGAAAGTTTTCTGCGCGGCCGCAAGCCGGTGCGCTGGATCATGGGGCCGATTGGTTCCGGCAAGACCAATGCCTGCTTCTTCGATGCGCTGACCGTGGCATCGGCCATGCCGGTGTGCGTGGACAAGGTGCGGCGCTTCAAGGGCTTTGTGTTCCGCGATACCTACACCAAGCTGTGGGACACGGTGATCCCGTCCTGGTGGCAGTGGTTCCCCGAAAGCATTGGCAAGTGGACGGGATCGAAAGGCCGGCAGGCTTCGCACCTGTTGCGGTTCGAGCAGGAGAACGGTGTGGTGCTGGAATTCCAGATGGACTTCCGGGCGCTGGATGAACATGCCGATATTGAAGATGCGCTGAAAGGCCTTGAAGGATCCTGGGCCTATCTGAATGAAGGCGACACGCTGAATGAAGCGGTGCTGACAAACATTCTCGGCCGTGTGTTGCAGCGGCGCTATCCGCCACAGCGGCTGTTGCCTGCATCAGCCTTCACGGTTGACAGCAACAACGAGCGGGTGCCGAATTATTTCTCCGGCGTGATTGGCGACATGAACCCGCCAGACGTGGATAATTACACCTACAACCTGTTTGAGGAATTAAAACCTGATGGCTATCAGATCTACAAACAGCCATCCGGCCGCAGCCCGCGCGGTGAGAACCGGGCAGGCGTGTCGCGGCAATCCTATGAAGATCTGGCAAAGCTGAACGCGCACCGGCCCGACTATGTGCGCCGGATGATTGACGGGCAGTATGGCTATTCACGCGATGGCCTGCCGGTCTATGCCGAATACTCGGATGAACGGCATGTGGCGGAACAAGACCTGCTGCCGTTGCGCGGTGTGGGCCTGCGCCTTGGCTTTGACCAAGGCGTGCTGGGGCCTGCCATGGTGGTGGCGCAATATGACTGGCGTGGCCAGCTGCGCGTGATTGATGAACTGGTGCCACAAGCCCGCATCGGTTCGCGCAGCTTCGGCCTGCAGTGCAAGCAATTCCTGCTGGAACGCTATGCCAGTTGCGAAATCATTGCCGCCACTTGCGACCCGGCCGGATTTTCAGGCGGCGACAAAGAGCAGGGCGTGCAGAGTTGGGCGGAAATCGTCAGCGAAGCGATGGGCCTTGAACTGATGGCAGCGCCAACAAACGAATTGCTGGCCCGGCTTGAAGGCGTGCGGCAATTGCTGACGCACAACCCAGGGCCATTGGATGAACAGGGGCTGTTGCTCTCACCGCGCTGCCGCGTATTGCGCAAGGGTTTTAATTCCCATTACAAATACGAGCTGGTTGGGGTTGGCAAGAATGCCGTGCCTGCCACGCTGCCGAAGAAGAATTTGCACAGCAACCCGCATGATGCGTTGCAGTACATCGTGCTGGATATTTTCGGCGTTGTGGGATTGTCGAAAGGTGAGGCGGCGGGTGGCCGCAGCCGCCACAAGATTGGATCCAGACGGCGCGATGATGACGATGACGACGATGTGCCAGCCCGTGGCGGTTCAGACTTCGATGTTTTCAAGGTATGATCACCTGCCGGCCCGCCACGCTTGCTGACATTCCGGCCGTGATTGGCTTGTTGGATCCCTACCAGCTTTCCATGGTGGTGGGGCAAGTCATGTTCTCACCGGCCGCCACGCTGCTCGCTGATGACAGGCCAGTGGCCATGGTGGGCCTGTACCAGCACGCTGACAGCCGTGAACTGTGGTTTGCAACACGCGGCCGCCTGGTGCCACGCCAAGGCCTGCAGATCATCCGCCTGTTGCGCGGGCTGTTGCCGCTGGTGCCGGATGACCTGCCGATCTTCGCGCGCGTGCTGCCCGAACACGCAACCGGATTGCGCCTGGCCAATGCCTTCGGCCAGTGGCGTGAGGAAGCCGTGGCAGGGCAGCGCATTTTATACCTTTGTCGGAACAGGGCGACTGCTGCCCCTATGGTTTGCGAAACGACCAGCAAGGTGGATGATCCATGAAAGCAGTTGCATCAATTTTTGGCGGCGGCGCACAGCAGCAGCAACAGGGACCAAGTGCAGCCGAACGCGCAGCACAGGTTGATGCAGCCAACAAGGCCTCGCAGCAAAAGGCGGAAGCCGACATGCTGGCCGCCATCTCGGCCAGGGCGTCTTCACGGCGCAGCACCTTGTCGTTCAGTGACCGGCTTGGTGGCTGATGGACTTCGCCGCGAAATCAGTGACGGGCCGTTCGGCCCGCGCCTATTCGGATCGCCAGAACTGGGCGCAGCTGTACAACCAGCTGTATGACTATGCCATTCCCAACCGCAGGCCGGCGCGCGTCAATGGCGTGCAGAGCAACCAGTCTGGCGGCGGCAGCGGCATGGAAAAGGTGTTTGACGCCACGGCGACAAAGGCCGCCTTCCGCTTTGCCGGGCGCATGAGCCGCGATGTGACGCCACCCTTCCAACGGTTTTTTGAACTGCAGGTGGGACCGGCGCTGAAATCCGAAATCTACCGGGCCACCAATGGCGATGACCAGATGGCCAAGGAAAACATTCAGCAGACGGAAAAGGATCTGGAACAGGTCACCGGCATGGTGTCGGCCGTGCTTGAGACGGCGCAATTCGCGCTTGCCGCTGATGAAATGTATCTCGACCTGTTTGGCGGCCAGGGCGCGCTGCTGATGCTGGAAGATGAAGATGAGGTGATGCGCTTCACGGCGGTGCCGGTGGGTGAGATTGCCCTGCGTGAAGATGGCATGGGGCGGGTTCACGGCATTTACTGGGAAAAGATTTTCAAGGCCGACACCCTGAAAATCCATTGGCCCAAGGGCAAGTTCTCGGCCGAAACCGAAAAGAAGATCAAGGAAGATGCCAACGCCGATATTTGCATTCTGCAGGCCACGGAATACGACTGCAAGGCCAAGCGCTGGGTGCATCTGATCCTTGAGAAGGACAAGACCGAAGCCGAGCCGATTGAAAAAACCGATGACATGCTGACATGCCCGTGGCTGACGCCGCGCTTCTGGAAGGTGCCGGGTGAAGCCATGGGCCGTGGCCCCGGACTTGCCGCCTTGCCGACCATCAAGACCGTGAACAAGATCACGGAACTGACCTTGAAGGCCGTGGCCTTTGCCGTGCTGGGATTGTGGACCTATCGCAATGATCGGACCTTCAACCCGAAAACCGCGCGCATGTATCCCGGCGCCATGTGGGCTGTGTCGTCCAATGGCGGCACCATGGGCCCGGCGCTGCAGCGGCAGGAAATGCCCGGCCGCTATGACGTGTCGAATATCGTGTTGCAGGATCTGCGCGAGCAGGTGAAGCAGACCACCTTTGATGACGCGCTGCCGCCTGACAGCGGTGCCGTGCGCTCTGCCACTGAAATTGTCGAGCGCATGAAACGGCTGATGAGCGACCTTGCCGGTGCCTATCCGCGCCTGCTGCTGGAAATTGTCATCCCGCTGGTAAAGCGGGTGATTGATGTTTTGTACCGGCGCAAACTCATCAGCGCAAAGCTGCCGATTGATCAGCTGATCCTGAAAGTGCAGATCACATCACCCATTGCCCGCGCGCAAGCCGCGCAAGATGTGTCGTCGATTGTCGAATGGCTGCAGCTGATGATTTCGCTGACCGGCATGGAACCGGCCATGCTGATGGCGAAGATCGAAGAAATCTATCCGGCTGTTGGCAAGATGCTTGGCGTGTCGCCAGCCTTCATCCGCACGCCGAAAGAACGCGAAGGCCTGCAGAAGATGGTGGCGCAACTGATTGCCGCCGCGCAGATGCAGGCCCAGCAGGCAAAGGGTGGCGCGCCACCCCAAGCCGCACCCCCCACCGCCCTGGCGGCCTAACCCCACACATTGAGCGAAACATGGAGAGCGACCATGACTGCAAGAGTTACAACCGAAAGCGACGATACGGACACAGGCAGCGAGGCCGAGCCGTCGCTGGATGGCCTGTTTGAGCAGATGCTGGGGGGCGGTGCCAACCAGCCCAGCACATGGGACCAGCTGGACCAAGGCCACCTTGGCAAGCTGCTTTCCAAGCAGCTGCATGATCAGCGCCAGCGCCTGCGCCGGGATGCACTGAAATTCCGTGAATGCTTTGTGAACAATCCGGCTGGCCGCGAGGTGTTGCAGATCCTGCTGAACCAGACGCTGCGCGTGACGGCCTATCCCTTCAACGTGATCACCGATGCAAAAATGCTGATGGCGTTTGGCATGTGGCGGGAAGGCCAAAACCAGCTGGTGGCCGGGATCATTGAAGCCATTGCCATGGCGGACAACAAGGACATGCAACCAAGGAGCGACACATGAAACGGCTATTCTGGATTGAAATTTTGCGGCAAGGCGCTGGCGATGGCGGCGGCGGTGGCAGCGGTGCTGGCGCCGGTGCAGGCGGCACTGGTGCCGGTGCAGGCGGCACTGGTGCCGGTGACGGCAACGGACAGCAGCAGCAGCAGCAGCAGCAGCAACAGCAGCAACAGCAGCAGCAGCAATGGGCCTCACCTGATTTTGTGCCGGAACACATGCGGGCCGGATCAGCGGAAGAAACCTTGCGCAAGGTTGTGACGGCCTATGAAGGATCCCGGCAAACCATTTCGCAATTTGGTGCCGTGCCCAAAGACGCCAATGGCTATGACATCAAGTTTTCCGAGAAGGGCCAGGCGGCCTTGAATGTGGATGCCAATGACAAGGTGATGCCGGTTCTCAAATCGGTGATGCTCAAGCATGGGCTGACGGACAAGAACGCGGGCTTCGTGTCGGAATTCGTGGACGGGCTGATTGATGCGGGCATGATCCCCAAGCCTGCAGATCCGAACGAGACTTGGAAAACCATGGCGCCCGACACCTTCAAGGGCAGCGACCAGGAGCGCATCGAAGAAGGCAAGCGCGCGCAGATGGAAGGCCTGACCTATGTCAACCGGCTGGCCGAAGCCAAGGCGCTGGACAAGGACATGCTGCAGGAAGCGCAGATGCTGACGGCCACGCCAGCGGGCTTGCGCCTGTTGAAATTCATGCAGGCCAGCACTGTGCAACGCTCGGTCAACACGGGCGGCGAAGGCGGCGGCGGTGATGTGACGCAAGCTAATCTTGACACGCGCCGCCAAGATCCACGCAACAGGTATGGCGATGCCAAATATGATCCGGCCTTCGCTGCCGAAACCCAGCGGCTTTACAAGCTAGCGAAAGGCTAGTTCTTCTTCCCCACCACCAGCCAGACTGGGCGGCCGCAGGGCCGCCCTTTTTTGTTTGTCGGAACAGACCCGGCAGGTCCCTTAGTTTCGGCCGCACTCAAGGGATGGACCCGCCACCTGCTTCCGGCCCTCGCTTTCAGCGACCTGGACGCCCCACGCGGCCCTCGGCCCTTCGACGGAAAACCATCATTCATCGAAGGAAATTCAGAACATGTCTGGACCTACAGCACCCAATTGGTATGTCGATCAGTGGAAGGACACTGCACTTGACGTGTACCAGGCCAACGGCTTTGCGCTGCGCAACACCGTGACGCCACCTGTTAAAATTCAGGGCAAGCAAATGCACTTCCCGATTGCCGGCATCGTCGGCGCGGAAGAAGATGTGCAGACCGGCGATGTGGCCGTTGTGCAGAATGCCAACGACACGGAAGTCATCGTAACCACCAAAAAGTCACGCTGCTACACGGAAGTCTATGAGGACGACCTGGACCAGATGACGGTTGAACAAAACCAGATTGAAGGGCGGCGTTCCGCCCGCGCGCTGGGCCGCGTGCATGACAAGACCATTGTAACGGCGCTGCGTGCGGCTTCCACTGCCATTGGCTCTTATGCCGTGGCCTTTGACCTGGCGCTGATCCTGCAGGCTGCACAAACCGTGCAGGCCAAGGATGTTGACTGGATGGACAATGAATTCTTCTGCGCGCTGGACAGCGTGTCGTGGAACCGTGCCATCGGCTTCAAGCACTTCAACAACCAGGATTACAACGGGCCGGATATTCCCTTCGTCAAGAAGGGCCTGGCCAAGACATGGAACGGCATTCACGTGTTCCAACTGTCTGACAGCATTCTGCGTGCTGCTGACAGTGCTGCCCAAGCCACACCGCTGTTCTGGGCGCGTTCTGCCCTTGGCTTTGGCTACACCCGCCAGCTGACCGGCAACGTGGTGTGGGACAACACCAAGGACTGCTGGTCGCACAATCTGCGCATGCGCATTGGCTCCAAGGTGTTGCTGGATCCAGGCGTGGTCAAGATGCAGGTGAAATATGCCGCCGCTGACGTGGTGATCACCTCTTAACGCAACAACCGGCAGGCGGACTGATCCGCCTGCTTTTCCCTCTCACGCCATAGGAGATTTTCAACATGCGTGGACTTGGTACACCAGCAAGCGGGATCTATCCCGGTTATATCCGCCGCGTCAATTCCGGCACCTTCCAGGTGGCAGGCGCTGCAAGCCAGTCGCTTGCAACGTGGGATTTGCGCACAACCGACCTGGCCGCCACCGTGGAAACGGCGGGTTACTTCAACTCCATGGCAGCACAGCTTGCCGTGGGTGATGTGATCATGGCTGTGATGGCCATTGGCGGCACCATGAAACTCAAACTCTACATGGTCACCGTCAACACCGGATCGGCCGTCACAGTGGCGCTCGCCAACCTCACGGCCGGTTAACAGCCGTCACGTCCCATCCGGCCGCACGGGTTGCGGCCGGATCCTTTCATGCAGCGGATGACATTCCATGGACCATGTGACGATTGCCAACCGTGCCATTTCCCGCATTGGCGGGATCAGGATGCAAAGTTTCGACCAGCCGGGACCTGCCGGAAAGAACGCCGTTGATCTCTATTGGTCCGTCATTGAAGATCTGATGGGCAAATACCCCTGGCACTTCACCAAGAAAAAAGCCGCCCTGTCACGCGAGACGGATGCGCCGGTGTTTGGCTGGACCTATAAATTCTTGTTGCCGCCCGACCGCCTGGGGCCGCCCCGCGCCATCTATGACAGTCCGGCCGTCAATGCGCGGCCCTTCACCAACTGGGAACCCAATGGCCAGCACATTCTGGCCAATGTGGAAGCCCTGTGGTGCGAATATCCCTGGAAGCCGGATCCTGATTGGTGGCCGGCCTATTTCCGCGAACTGTCCAACCTGTGCCTGATGGCGGAATATGCCGGTGCCTTGCGCGAGGACTGGACGTTGCGCGCCAAGTTGCGGCTTGAGGCCTATGGCTCGGAACAGATGCAGGGGGAAGGCGGGCAATTTGCCGTGGCCACAGCCCTTGATGCGCAGGCCCAGCCCGCCCCTGAAATTGATGGCGGCCGCAACCCCATCACCGCCGTGCGCTATGGACCGGGTGATGCCCGTTCCGGATATGAGGACTGGTGATGGTGCGTGTGCTGACAACACAGGCGAGCCACACCTATGGCGTACTGGATCCCATGGTGATCGAGCGGCGCGATACAAAATTCGTGCAAGCCTCGCTGTCCGACAGCCGCAATGTGGTGATGCTGCCGCAGGGCGGCTATGTGGACCGTGGCGGCTCCACCCGCAAAAGCCTGTGCCGCCGCAAGCTGCAGAAACGGACAATCACCGATGCCAATGTGTATCTGCCGAATGGCGGCACCAACACGCTGCTGGTGGATGGCAACAGCGCCACAACCACCACAACGGCGGTGATTGCGGGTGATCCCTTCATCGTGGCGGAGATCGATCTCACGACCATTGGATCCCTGATGGCCATTGACCTTCTGGATTTTTCGGCGTCTGCCGCTGACCGTGACAGTTGCGTGAAGGTGCAATATCTCAGTGGTGTGACCTGGCTGGATTTTGCATCCGCCACACATCTGCGCCGCATCACGCGCACGCGCCGCTTTGCGCGGCCGCCCGGCAGTGCAAACCTTGCCACAAACCGTGTGCGCATCATCATCACGGGGGGCGCAGGCCCTGGCGCCATCACGTTGTCTGGCCTTGAGGTGTTCTATCAGGCGACCGGGATTTCGGATGCCGTGGTGCGCTCCTGGAACTATGCCAAAAGCATCAACTATCAATTTGTCATCAGCGAATTCAATATTGATGTGTTCCGCGATGGCGTTTGGAAATCAGCCATTCCGGCGCCCTGGACAAGTCTGCAGGTGCGCGGCCTGAAATGGGAAAAGGACTATGACACGGCCATGTTTTTTCTGCCCGCCACGCCAAGCCGCCGCCTGGTGCGCCAGGGTGCTGATGACCAGTGGAACATGGATCTGGTGCCATTTGAAAATATTCCTCTGGCGGACTTTGGCGAAACCTACAGCAATGGCGTGAACGAGGTGCAGCGCCTGGACTTCACCGGCTTCACCACGGGCGACATATTTGAACTGATCCTGGAAGGACACCGTACCGAAGGCATCACCTATGACCTGACGGGAGCCACAACGGCAACCCGCCTCAAGACGGCGCTTGAAGCGCTGCCCAATGTGGAACCCGGATTGACTGTCACATCGCTGAGTGGCACGGCCTACACCATTGAATTTTCCGGCGCCAAGAATGCCGGCGTTGACTGGCTGGAACTGGTGCCGGTTCTCAAGCAATCCAGCCGGTTCATTGGCGTCAGCACCACGACCAAGGGCAAGAAACCCGGTGAGCCTTTTATCTCGGCCACACGCGGCTGGCCTGCCGTTGGCCGCAATGCGCAGCAGCGCCTGATCCTGGCGGGGCTTGCCTCGCGCACCAACACATTTCTCGCCACCATGACCGGCGAACCGTTCAACCTGGACACCGAACAGCAGGGGGCGGCCGCAGCGCTGAGTTATGACGTGACGGGCGGTGCCGCCGCCATCCGCGATATATTTGTCAGCCGCACGGTGATCCTGTTCACCGACAGTGCGCCCTGGCATTTTGCCAGCCCGACAATCTCCGCCGAAGATGTGCCCGAACTTTTTCGCTCGGATGCACCGGGCATTGATGAAAACCTGACGGCCCTCTCATTGGCCAATGCCATCTTCTATATCCAGAACGGCGGCCAGACACTGATCCGCATGACCTACAGCGAGTTGGAAAAAAACTTCCTGGGCGACAATGCCTCGGTGCTGTCGGCCTTCCTGGTGAACAATCCGATTGACTGGGACTTGAAGCGGGCCACGCGCGGCAATGATGCCGACATGATCATGTACATCAATGAGGATGGCAAGCTGGTGACCCTGACGCTGATGAGCAGCCAGGAAGTCTCTGGCTTTGCGCCGCATGAGACGGATGGCATTTACAAAAGCCTGTGTGTGGATGGGGAACAGGTTGTGTGGCAAATCGTGCAGCGTTCGGTGCGCGGCCAAGATGAAATGGTGTTTGAGCGCATGGACCAGGACCTGCAGCTGGACAGCGCCACGGAATTTGCCTTCACCCTGCCGGGACCTGAAATCACTGGCCTTGATGATTATGAAGGCCAGACCCTGCATGTGTGGGCCGATGGCAAGGCGCAAGGGGCCTATGTTGTGGCGGGCGGTGCCATCCGCCTGCCGCGCAATGTGTCGAGCGGCCGTGCTGGTTTCTGGACGCCACCCTTTGCCACGGATCCGGCCTTCTTTCCCGAAGAAGAACAGCAGCGGCCGATGGCGCGCCTCAAGCGGGTGTTTGGTGTTGATGTTTCGGTTGTCGATACGGAAGCGCTGGCCGTGCAGGTGAATGACGGCGACACCTATCCCGTGCCGTTGACGGAACCCACAACCGGCATGATCACGCTTGAAGGCTTTCCGGGCTTCACGGCCAAGGCGCAAGCCACCATTACGCAAACCAAGCCCGGCCGCCTCAAGGTGCGGCTGGTCAAAAAACGCATTGCAGCGTGAGGACCTGACACCATGATGCTTGTCACCACATTGTTCTCAACGGCGCTGGGTGGAGGCGCTGCAGCAGCGGGCGGTGCCGCCGCAGCTGGCGGCGCTGTAGCGGCAGGCGGCAGTTCCTTCCTGACGGCCGCCTCGCTGATTGGCACCGGCTTCACGGCGCTGGCCACCTTGAGCAGCGGCTATGCCGCCGCGCAGGAATTGAAATCGGCCGCCGCCTATGAAGACTTCAAGGCGCAGGATGAAAAAATCAAGGGCGAGATGGAAGCAGCCGACCTGACCAAGCAGATGGCCTTGACCCTGCAGCGCAACAAGGTGGCCTTTGCGGCTGGCAATGTGGATCTCGGCTCTGTGTCCGTGGTCAAGGCGCAGGCCCAGGTGGCGCAGGATGCCGAGCGTGAACTGGGCATGAACTACAACAACACCTTGCGAGCGTCCCTCGCACGCAACAGCGAAGCGCGGCGCTTGCGCACGGCCGCCACGGTGAAAATGCGCACATCGCTGTTTGAGGCGGGTGGGCAGGTGCTTGATGGTGCAGTGAGGGCAATGCAACGTGGCTAAGATCCAGACCTTTGACCGGCAGGTTGGCTTTCGTGACATTGCCGCCCCCGATACCCGCACCGGCCTGCCTGACATGTGGGGCCAGCTGGCGCAGGTTTCGGCGCGGGTCACCAATCATCTGAATGACATGGCCGACAAGGCCGCTGCCCTGGAAGGCGAGCAGGCGGGTGCGCTGGCAGCCGGTGATGCCGCCTTGCCCGCGGTGCCGCTGCCAGATGTGAATGCCGCCTCACCCGCCGCGGCTGTTGCCGGCACCGCCGCCCCGGCTGCTGCATCCAAGGGCAAAAGCGGCCGCGTGCCCAACCGTGCCAGCGAGGCCCGCGCGTTTTTTGAAAGCAAGGGCTTTGGCCATGCCGGTGCATCAGCCATCACCGGCAACCTGCTGGCCGAAAGCGGATTGAACACCGGGGCTTTCAATCCCAGGGATCCTGGTGGATCCATTGGCATTGGCCAGTGGAACCGTGAACGCAAGGCCGCCTATATGGCTTTTGCCAAAGCCAAAGGCACCAGCTGGCGCGATTTCCGCACGCAGCTGGAATTCGTGGCGCATGAACTCAACACCAGTGAAGGCAAGACCGGTGCCGCACTGCGCCGGGCCACCACGGTGGAAGATGCCACGGCCATTGCCATTGGCTATGAGCGGCCGCAAGGCTGGACGCCTGAGAACCCGCGTGGCGGGCATAATTTTTCCGGCCGCCTGACCTATGCGCAGCAGGTGTTCGGCCTGGCGCGGGGCGGCGTGCCGATTTCTCCTCCAAGCCTTCCGGCTGCAGCTTCCGTTCCGGCGAAGCCACAACCGGCAGCAGCAGCAGGTGGCGACGCTCCGCCGCCTGCTGCACCCTTTCAGCTGACACACAGCTTCACCATTCGCGGCCAGGCCTATGACAATGCCGCGCAGCAGATCTATGGCCAGCGGCTGGAAACCAAGGCGCTGGCCGATCTCGAACAGATTGCCACGGCCAATCCTGGCGCACCGGAAGCGGTGAGCAAGGGCATTGATGATTACCGCAAGACCACACGCGCCAGCCTGCCAGCCGAGTTGCGGCCATCCTTTGACCTGATGGTGGGCCGCCACCAGATTGCCTATGTGCGCGATGCTTCGCGTGAACATGCGCGCAAGCTGGAAGAAGAAGGCCAAGCCACGTTCCTGCAGACCTACAGCGCCAAGCGCACGGCGCTGGTGCAGCTGGCGGCGCGGGCCGGTGATGATGAACTTGGCAATGCCGCCGTGGCCGACGAGTTGCGTTCGATTGAAGGCTTCATTCAGGGCAGCCAGGACTTGAAGCCCACCGACCGGGTGAAGCTGGCAGCGGAACTGCATGATGATGTGCTGTCAGCGCGCGTGCTGTCACAGTTTCAGGGCTTGCGCACGGCTGGTGAACGCCAGGCCTATGCCGACAAGCTGCAGCAGGAATGGCAATCCGGCAGTGGCCTGAGCAAGGATGTGACGCCGGAAGCCTTCACGCGCATCCAGTCGCAGATGACACAGGTGCTGGCGCGCGATGAAACCACACGCCTGCGTGACGTGGCGGCCGCCGACCGCAAGGTGGATGGTGTGCTGTCGCGCCTCAAGGCTGGCTTTGGCGTGCCGGAAACCGAACGTGCTGCCCTCAAGGCGGAGGTGGCAGGCCTGCAGGATCCGGCGCTGGGGCAGCAATGGCAGTTCTTTGAAGGCATGGCCAATTGGCAGGCGGCCAACCGGCACCAGCGGCCGGAACAGATTGCACAGCAGATCCAGGCCTATCAGGTGCAGGTGAATGCGCACGGTGCCACCGACCGTGACGTGGTGGCGCTTGACACCATGAAGGGCCTGTACAAGGCGGCCGTGGACGGGCTGGACAAGGATCCCTTGGGCTGGGCTGAACAAAGCGGCCGCATCACCATTGAACCGCTTGATATGACCTCCGGCGAGACGTTTGCAAAATCCCTGGTCAACCGCGCCGCTGATGCCCATGCCGTGGCGCAGAGTTATGGCCAGACGCCCCGGTTTTTCCGCCCGGCAGAAAAAGAGGCGCTGACCAAGGCCATTGCCGACAACCCGGACATGCTGGTGGAGTTTGCGCCCACCTTGCGCAAGGCGCTGGGTGAACAGGACACGCCGCTGGCGCTTGCCGAGATCTCCAAGGATGCGCCGGTGCTGGCGCATGTGGCGGGCCTTGCCATGGCGACCGGCAATGACAGCTTTTTGCGCGAGACGGCACAGGCCCTGAAAGTGCGCAAGGTGGATGGCTATGCGCCCGTCAAGATGCCGCCCAATGACCGCGCGGACCTGCCAGCCCTGGCCGCCCTGCCAGCCACGGAAACGGCTGCTGTCAAGACGGCGGAACTGGTGTTTGACATGCGGGCGCGTGCCGAAGGCGTTGACCCTGCCAAGGATCAGCTGCAGGCGGCCGCCCTGTGGGCCGACACGCTGAATGATGCCCTGGGCGCCACCACGCGCGGTGACGGCACGCAAGCTGGCGGCCTTGGCCTTGTGAACGGGTTGCAAACCCTGCTGCCCACGGCGATGAGCGCCGAAGATGTGCAGACACGGCTGCACAGTTTCAGCAGTGACCTGTTTTCCTTCCAGCCGCCGCTGGGCAGCAGCAACGGCATTGCGATTTCCGCCAGCCAGATCCAGCAAGGGCATCTGGTGGCCGTGGCCCCCGGCCGCTACCGCGTGGCGCTGGGGGATCCCGCCTCCGACAACCCACGCTATGTGATGAACAAGGAAGGCGGGTTCTGGCTCTTGGATGTGACGCGCATTCCTGATCCCGGCAGCTACAGCGTGGCACCATCAGCGAACGGCATGGATCCTGCCGGTGGCGGTGCCTGGTGAGTTTCATCTACGAACAGCCGCTGATCCCCTCCCGGCCAAGTTTTGCCGGGGGCGAGGCCAGCACCTCTGACCTTTATGCATCGGCGCGTGATGCGGCGCTGTTTGCCGATAATTTCAATGCCTCCGAACTGGCGCTGGAACGCGCCTATGACGCGCGCAACGATGCAATTTTCAAGGCCACGGGCACTCGCCTGCAAAATCCGCTGCGTGCCATCATTCCGGCCGGCAAGGCCATTGTGCGTGATCCCAATGCGCAGAAGACCTGGACCACTTCTGTCAGCAACCTGCAGAACCAATATCCGGACAAGGCGCGCGAGATCCGCGCCCAAGTGCCGATCACGGCCGATGCCGAAGCCCAGGCGCGCGAGGCGGGCACCCGCTTTGATATGAACCTGGCGTCACGCGATGACTTTGCCGCGAAATGGGCCACGGTGCTGGGGGGCGGCTTTGCAGGCTCGCTGCGTGATCCCGTGCAGATGGGCACCATGATGCTGGGGGCTGGTGAAAGTGCTGGCAAGCTGGCGGCCACCCGCATTCTGAAAACCGCCCTCAAGGAAGCGGTGATCAATGGTGCCGTGGAAGCAGCGATGCAGCCCCAGGTGCAGGCCTGGCGGGCCGAGGTGGGCTTGTCATCCGGCTTTGATGAAGGCGTGCGCAACACGCTGACGGCCGCTGGCTTTGCAGGCATTTTGGGAGCAGGCGGGCGGGCTGCAGGTGAAGTGCTGCAACGCATGTTGCAAGTGCCAGCAGGCACGCCGATTGAAAAAGCCATCAATGGGAGTGACCAAGATGCCGCTACCGTTCTCGCCCCGATTGCCGACACGCTATCACCCGAAGCGCGCGGTGCCCTGCAGGAGACGGAAGCCAACGCGGCCATTGCGGCGGCACGGCCTGACCATATTCCTGCAGCCGAACATGAGTTGCGTGTGGCCGCCAGCATCAAGGCGGCCGAAGATGAGGGGCCGCTCATTGAGATTGACCTGACCGGCCATGGATCCAAACGGCGCGGCAGTTTGAGCCGGCCCTTGAACGTGATGGAATTCATGGCCAAGGCCGGTGGCTTGCGCGATGATGCCGGTGAACTGGCGGCGCGCGGCGTCAACACCCGCAACAGCATGACGTTTTATGGACCGGCCTTCCGCAGGAAAGGCGAGGAGGTGTCTGGCGGCGGATTGTTCGGCAGCGGCTCCACCCGCATTGGCAAGGGCGTGCCACCCGGCATGATGATGGAAAAACTGCAGCAGGCCGGTTATCTGGTGGAAACCGGTGGCGATGGCTTGCGCCAGCTCACCGAGCAGGATCTCTATGACCTGGTGGACCGGCACTTGTCCGGTGAGAAAATCGTCTCCCTGCATGACCGCGACATTCAGGCACAACTGGATGCCGAAGCCCATGCCAAGGCCAGCAACAGCGCCTTCAAGGCACGCTGGGGCAGTGATGCCGACATGGCGGCGCGCTATGGCGAGGATATTGCATCTGAATATCAGGCCATGCGGGCGGATGGCGTTGACATCAGCCATGAGGACGTGCAATTCGCGGCGCAATTTCTGGCCGACAATCCACGGGAAACGCCGCGCGTGGCCCTTGATGAAGCCCTGATCCAGCGTGTAATGAGAAATGCCGATGCGGCGCGCGATCTGGATCCGGCGCTGCAGAATGTGCCTGAACCGCCACCCTTCGACCTGGAGGACTACAATGCACGACTGGACCAAGCTGGCAGACCAGTACAACGCGGCAGCGGCGGCGACACAGGATCCACAGGCCAAGGAATTGCTGCAGGAGAACGTGCAGCTGTTGCAGCAGCGGGCCGCGTTGCAGACGAAAGACCAGTCACGCCAAAAGCCACAGGCGGCACCGACGACATAACAGCGCCGGAGGTTGCGGCCGCAACCGATGCCCAGCTGAAAGCCGTTGAGGCCGAGATTGCGGCCTTGCAGCGCGACCAGTCCATGGCCGACCTGAACTGGATGTTTGACACTGCCGACTATGACGCGCGGGCTGAACGCATCAGCACACTGTCCGCCCTTGTCCGTTCCTGCAAAGTGATGTGAGGAAAAACCCATGGCCTTTGCCGACTGCATCAAAAGCGCGCTCGACCAGAAAGAAATCACCGATCAGGACGCCGCACGCCTGAAAGGCCTGTATGACAGCCTGTTGCGCCAGCACGCCCAGGACGGCGCTGCATCAGCCCCGCATGCGGCGCGTGAAGCCCTGGCGAAAATGATCGAGGCGGAAGGCCAGGAAGCCAAGCGCCAGCACCTGTTGACGCTGAAGGCCAGCCTGGCGCGCTGGAAAGACCTGAAAGAGTTTCGCGCCGCCCGGCTGACACGCGATGGCGTGCAGATTGCAGGCAAGACCACGGCCGACATTGCCGAGGCCGCCATCCGCACACTGGAACACCAGGGCAATGCCAGCTTTCAAAACGTGCAGGGCTTGAAGATGGCGCTGGTGGGCCAGGCGCATGGCCGCATGGAAGGCTTGCTGCATGAGTTCCGCCGTTCGGCTGTTGGCGGTGACAAGTTCCGCCATGGCAAGGCCAGACTTGACAATGTGGTGGATGAGGCCTTTGGCCATGGCACGGGCGATGAGGCCGCCAAGGGACTGGCGCAGGCCTGGGCCGAAACCGCCGAGTGGCTGCGCCGCCTGTATAATGATGCGGGGGGCCATATTGCCAAGCTGGACAACTGGGGCCTGCCCCAGCTGCACAGTGCCGAAGCCCTGCGCAATGCCGGGCGTGCCGTGTGGAAGAAAACCATTGCACCCTTGCTGGACAGCAACCGCATGGTGCATCCGCTCACCGGCAACAGGGTGACACCGGAAGACCTGGACCAGGTGCTGGAGCATGTGTTTGATGCCGTGACACAGGAAGGCTGGGCCAGCCGCGAAGCCTCACGCCAGCGCTTTGGCATGGGGGCACTGGCCAACCAGAATGCCGAACACCGTTTTCTGGTGTTCAAGGATGGGGCCAGCTGGCGCGCCTATCAGCAGGCGTTTGGCGAAGGCGATGCCTTTGCCGCCATGATGGCTTATGTGAACCGCATGAGCCGCGACATTGCCGCCATGCAGATCCTGGGGCCCAATCCCACTGGCACCCTTGAATGGATGAAGCAGCTGATCGAAAAGGAAGGCCAGAAGGCCGCCAGCGGCAAGCCGCACCTGCTGCCGCATGATGGTGCTGCAGGGCTTGACTATGCCCGCACCAAGATTGACGTGCTGGAACGCATGTGGGCCTCGATGCGGGGTGAACTGGAAACGCCCGTCAACAGCTGGATTGCCGATACCTTTGCCGCCACGCGCAATTTCATTGTGTCAACCGTCATGGGTGCTGCCACGCTGTCATCCGTGTCAGACGTGGGCACGCAGATCCTGGCGCGCAACCATGCGGGCATACCCTCCGCCAATCTGGTGCAGAGCATTGCCCATGGCTTCACCACGCTGGGCAAGCGTGAAGCGGTTGAGGCTGACCTGGTGCTGGATGCCGCCATGCACAGCTTTCACCAGCAGGCGCGCTATGTGGGCACCTTCTCAGGGCCGGAGTGGAGCCAGTATCTGGCTGACCGTGTGTTGACGTGGAGCGGCCTCACGCCGTGGACGCAAGCCGGGCGCCATGCCTTCGGGCTTGACTTCATGCGGCACGTGGCGCGCACCAGGGAGATTGCCTTTCAGGATCTGGACCCGGCCTGGCGGCAGACCTTCAGCCGCTGGGGATTTTCATCAGATGACTGGGACACACTGCGCCGCGTGCCCGTGCATGATGCCGGTGGCCTGCCGCTGGTGCGGGCGCGAGACATTGCCGCGATTGACCAGACGCTGGCCAATCAATATCTCGGCATGATCAATGGTGAAATGGAATATGCGGTGCCCACGGGATCGACACGCTCGAGCGTGTTCATCAAGTCGGCCGACAAGCGCGGCACGCTGTGGGGCGAAATCAGCCGTTCGGGATCCATGTTCAAAAGTTTCCCCACCACATTCCTGATGCTGAACGTGATGCGCGTGATGCCGCTGATCGCCTCCGGTGATGGCGCACTGAAAGCCAGAGGGGCGAAATATGCCGGTGGCCTGCTGCTCTCCACCACGCTGTTCGGTGCCTTGTCGATACAGTTGAAACAGGTGGCGGCGGGACGTGATCCGCGCAGCATGAATGACCGCAGGTTCTGGGGCGCGGCCGTGCTGCAGGGCGGCGGCCTTGGCATATTTGGCGACTTCCTGTTTTCGGATGTGAACCGCTATGGCGGCGGCCTGCCCAGCACCCTGTCAGGCCCCATGGTGCAACACCTGTGGGACTTGTGGACGCTGACAGGCGGCAACAGCATTGAAGTGCTGCAGGGCAAGGACACCCATTTCGGCCGTGAACTGGTGAAGGCCATTGGATCCAACACACCGGGCGGCAGCCTGTGGTATGGCAAGCTGGCCTATGAACGGATTTTCCTCGACCAGCTGCAATATCTGGTGGATCCCAAGGCCAATGCCGCCTTCAAGGCCAAGCGGCAATGGTGGAAGCGCGAAACCGGCCAGGACTACTGGTGGCAACCCGGCGATTTGCGGCCCGCCCGCGCGCCTGATCTGGCGGCCGCTGCCCGCTAGGTCTTTGTCGGAACAGACTGGCCGTGGCGCTTAAGTTGCCGCCATGGCAAACGACCGTTACATTTCCATAACCACCACAGCCGGGCAAACCGCGCTGGCGTTCGACTTCCTCATCCAGGCGGCTGATGAAGTGAAGGTGACGCGCACGCGCGCCAGTGTGATCACGCCGCTGGTGCTGCTGACCGACTATAACGCCGCTGGCTTTGACAATGATGGCGGCGGCACCGTGACGCTGACGGCCGCAGCGCTGGCCGGTGATGTGTACGAGATTGAAGGCTACACCAGCCTCGACCGGCTGTCCGACTATGATCCGGACCAAGTGCCATCAGGTGACCAGATTGATGCCGACCTGAACCTGTTGCACCGCATGGCGGCCGAATTGCGCCGTGATGTGACGCGCCACCTGATTGCCACCCAGCAGGTGGCGCCCATTGAATTGCGCGTGGCGCCGATCCTGGGCGGCATTCAATGGCGGCAGACCGGCAGCGCCACATGGAATGATTTGCTGGGCCTCACCTATCCCGCCCATGGCCACACCATTGGCGAGATCACCGGGCTTGCCGCACAGCTGGCAGCGCTGACGCCGCTTGCCACCTTCACCGGCCACGGCCATGCGGTGGCCACGCCCTCCGTGGACGGATTTTTGAGTGCGGCCGACAAGACGCTGGTGAATGCCGTGAACACGGGTGGCCAGGTTGGCTATGCCTATGCGGCGTTTTCGGCCGCGTCCTCCACCACTGCCACCATTCCCTATGATGACACCATTCCGCAGATCACCGAAGGTGCCGAATTCATGACGGTGGTCTATACGCCCAAATATGTGGGGTCTGTGCTGGAAATTTCAGGCCTGATCAGCATGCAGCTGTCCAGCAACGATCTCATCACCGTGGCGATTTTCCGTGATGCCGTGGTGGATGCGCTGGCCGCCAGCAGTGCGGGATATTATGACGCGGGTTCCAACAACGACAGCACGCCGTTTCTTGCGCATTTTGTTGTGACCGCCATCAATCCCATCACCTTCCGCGTGCGGGCCGGCGCTGCATCGGCGCTGACCTTGACGGTCAATGGCAAAACGGCGGCGCGCAAATATGGAACTATTCCCAAATCGTGGATCTGTGTGAAGGAAATCAAACAGTGAGAACCTCTGTTGACGGCATGATTGCCATTCTCAAGCACGAGGCCATTGTGCTGTCCACTTACAAGGACAGGGGTGGCGTGTTGACGATTGGCGCTGGCCACACCGCCACGGCCGGTGAACCCATTCCGGTGCGCGGGCTGACAATTTCGCTGGATCGCGCCCTGGCGCTGTTCATCAAGGATCTGGAAAAGTTTGAACGGCGGGTGGGCAAGGCCATCCGCACGCCGCTGAACCAGGAAAGCTTCGATGCGCTGGTGAGTTTCGATTTCAACACCGGCGCCATTGACAAGGGCACGGTGGATGACAGGTGGAATGCCGGTGATGTGACGGGCGCCTTGCGCGTGCTGAAATCCTACAAGAAGGACAATGGCAAGGTGGTGAAGGGACTGGAAACCCGCCGCCTGGAAGAAGCCACGCTGATCAGCCAGCAGGCTTATCCGCCCGTCAAGACCATAGATGTGTATGACAAGTATCCCGGCAAGGTGCGCAAGGTGGATGTGGCGCAGATCCGCACCGCGCTGGCGCGGTGTCTGGATCAACGGCGCAAGGCACCAGACGTGGTGGCGCAGCAGGAAACGGCAGCGCCTGCAGCACAAGAGATCAAGCCCGTGGGTTCCGGCACGGCCGGTGCCACGGCGGGTGGCACTGTGGCCACGGGCGGCGCGCTGCTGGCGGCGGGCTTTGATGCCAAGTGGATTTTGGCCGGCATGGTGACTGTCATCATCCTGGGCGTGGTGATTTTCATTGTCCGACAAAACAACCCATAGGAGACTATTCATGATGCAATTCCTTCTCACGGCCGCGCTGGTGCTGATCATCATGCTGGTGATTTATTTTCTGGTGAAGCGCTTCTGGCCAACCTACGGCACGATTGTTGCCAATCTGGTGGTGTCCATTCCGGTGTTTGCCGGTGAAATCCTGGATGCCATCGGCTCGCTGCCCTGGGCCACGGTGATTGAAGCCAAGACGGCGGCCGCCGTGCTGTTTGCGGTTGCCGTTGGCAACAAGATCATCCGGCTGCTGGGCGCCAAAAAAGCCGTGGGAAGCCCCTGATCATGCAGTGGCTTTTGTCCCTGCTGCTCGGCAATCCGCTGGACCGCATCTTGAAGTCCGTCGACAATTCGATGGACAATGCGACCGAGCGCGAGCGCATCAAGGCTGATACCGTCAAGGCCTTCACCGCTGCCAAGGTTTCGGTGTTGACCGGGCCTGGCTGGTGGTTTCCGCTGTTCTTCATCGTGCCGCTGGGTGTGTGGTTCTCCTCAGTCTGCATCTATTCGGTGCTGTGGTGTTCCACCTGTGCTTTCCCGCAGACCTGGAGCGTGGCGGCGCTGCCCAAGCCGCTCGATGAATGGGCCGGCATGATTGTGGGGGCCATGTTCATTGGCGGCAGTGGCATGTCGATCGCGGCGGGATGGAAGAAATGAACGAGCAGGCCCTGACCATTGCCGACCTGACGACATTGCTGGGGCTTGTGACGGCCGTGGGTGCGCTGTGGTGGCGCATCGAGCAGGCGATCAAGGCCGTCAAGACGGAAGTTGATGCCGATATTTCCGACATACGCAAGGAACTGAAATCCGTCGATGCCGACTTGCGCAGCTTCAAGACCGAGGTGGCCAAGGAATATGCCCGCAACGGCTATATCCGCGATGTGGAAGAGCGCGTGCTGGCGCGCGTGGGGGAAGTGGTATCGGAGATCCATGGCTTGCGCGCCGAGATCTCGGAAGCCGTCAAAGTGTTCATGGGCCAGACCAACAAGAGGACACGCGGATGACCACAACGCCTGCCATCCCCATCATTCGCGGCGAGACACAAAACATTCCGTTGACGGTGCGCAATCCGAATGGCACCGGGCTTGACCTGTCAGGCAAGACCATCCGCTTTGTGCTGGTGGATGGCACCAGTGAATTGCTGAAAATCAGCGGCTCTGGCGTGACGCTGGACCTGGCCACAGCGGGACGCTTTCTGATCAATATCACGCTCACCGAAGCCAATGCCTATGCGGCCGGTGCCAAGCCGACGGGCTATCTCTCCATCCGCAATGCCGATGGCACGCTGGCGGCGCGCGGATCACTTGCCTTTGAGGTGAGCCGTTGACCGGCAGCATTTCCATACAGGCGGCGCAGCCGCTGGAACTGGCTGTGGCCCTGGTGGACCTGACACTGGATGGCGTGCCCGCCAATGTGCAGCTGTATGCCCAGGATCCGGCGCCCGTTGATGTGCTGTTGATGGAAGCGCCCGGCATCATCATTGAATTTGCCGAAGGCGTGCCAGGTCCGCAAGGCCTGCCGGGATCCAGTGCGGCCTATGAATTTACCCAGTCCACGCCAGCCAATCCCTGGACCGTCAATCACAACCGGGGCACGCGCCTGGTGACCACGGTTTACGACACGGGCGGCCAGGAGGTTGAGGCGCATGTGGTGCATACCAGCCTCAACCAGCTGATGGTCTATTTCGACACGCCCATGGCGGGCTTTCTGCGCGCACAATAGGAGACACACATGGCACGCCCGGTTAAAATCAGCCTCGACTTCGAAAACATTGCCAAGATCCTCAACCTGCCGGATCCTGCAACCGCCCAAGAACCCGCCACCCGCGCCTATGTGGATGCGGCCGTGGAAGGCCTGGCCTGGAAGGACAGCGCCCGCGTGGCCACACAGGCAAACCTTGGTCTTGCCTCGCCGGGTGCCACCATTGACGGCATTGCCATGGTGGCAAATGACCGCGTGCTGGTGCGCTCGCAAACCACGCAATCTGAAAATGGCATCTATATCTGGAACGGTGCCGCCGTTGCCATGACGCGCACGGCCGACAGCTCCACCTTCCCCGAACTGGAACAAGCCGTGGTGACGGTTGAGGAAGGCACCAGTGCCGGTGCCACCTTCCGCCAGACAACCGTGAACGGCACGCTGGGATCTTCCAACGTGGTGTGGGCCAGCTTTGGCACATCAGCCCCATCCGCCACGGAAACCACGGCAGGCATCGCCGAAATTGCCACCCAGGCCGAAACCGATACCGGCACCGATGACCTGCGTTTTGTCACGCCCCTGAAACTCGCCACGCAAGCCTCGCGCTTCCGGCGCTTTGCCGCCACCTTCGGGGATGGCACGGCCACGCAATATGACCTGACCCACAATTTCAACAGCACGGATGTGCAGGTGGGCGTCTATCGCGTGTCGGATGGCAAGGAAGTGCTGGTGGAAATCAGCCGGTTCAGCGCCAACGTGGTGCGCATCAACACGGAAAGTGCCGTGGCGCTGAATGCGCTGCGCTGCGTGGTGCAGTATTAATGGCCATTCCTGCCCTTGCCGATATCGTCAAAGGCGCAACATCAGCCTTTGCAGCAGGCGGCGGCGGATCTGGTGATGTGGTGGGACCGGCTGTTGCCGTGGACAATGCCCTTGCGCGCTTTGACACGACAACCGGCAAGCTGATCCAGAGCAGCGGCGCATTGCTGTCAGACGCCGGAGAACTGTTGCTGCCCTATGCGGCCACGCCTGGAACGCCAGCTGCTGACGTGCTGAACCTGTTTGCCGGCCGCAAGGCCAACCGCATGTTGCCGCGCTTCATGGGACCAAGCGGGCTTGATGTATCACTGCAGCCTGGCTTGTTTTCCAACAAAGTCGGCCGCTGGAACCCGGCCGGAAACTCCAACACGGTGCCAGGTGTTGACGGCTTTACCGCGCCCACGGCCCTTGGCACCGCGACAGTGCGCAGTGTTGCCACCACAAACATGGCCACGCGGGCGCGCCGCTTTGGCTATGTGAGCGCTGCAACAGCTGCAGCTATCTGCGGGCATTACAACACAGTATCGCAATTCACCATTGGCGCCACGGGCGGCATCGGTGGCTTCTTCACGGTTGTGCGTTTTGTGCCGTCTGATGCCGCAACGGTGGCGGGCGCACACATGTTCGTTGGGAAGCGCAATGCTGTAGCGGCTGCCACATCCGTTGATCCCGCAACTCTCACCAATATCGTCGGCGTTGGGTGTTCGGCTGGCAGCAATCTCAAGATCTATTATGGCGGCTCAGCGGCGCAGACACCCATTGATCTTGGCGCCAACTTCCCATCAGGGAATTTGTCTACCGATCTTTACGAACTGGCGCTGTTTGCGCCGCCTGATACGCAAGTGATCTATTACCAAGTGACGCGCGTGAACACCGGCCATGTGGCCATCGGCACATTGTCAGGCGCTGTGGGCACTGTC